GTTCATGAAAAATTCTTTACTAATTTTGTGCCTCATCAACACAGCTGAGTTATTAGCTCTACCTCGCTGTGGATTCAACTCCCACCAGTTGCCGGACTTGCAAGAAATCATCTCATCATCATCTGCGTTAAACAAAGATATTAACGCGGCTCGTCTGATACCACCTGCTAGTACTGCATCTGCTATATAACATATAATATCATGAGCTTCTAATGTCGACAGCTTTGAACCATTTTCCTTGTCTCTAAGCATCCCTTCGACCTTAACTAAGCACTCTTTAAGAGGTTGAGGTCCAGGTGCTTTTCCACCAGATGTTACTAATCTTGCACCCTTAGGTCGTATATCAGAATAGTCAAAATCTATTCTTGAGCCTCCACCATTCATATACGACTTCATAAGAACCTTTACAGCATCTGCCCAACCTTCAATAGAGTCTCCAATTAGAAATCTACGCTTCCTGTTTGGATAAGGTTGTTGAATACTAGGTAATTGGTTCACGTGATGTTTCTGCACAGAGTATCCTACCCCAGTACCTCCTAAGAGTAAAAACATACACTCTGCAAATGAATCGATATGACTTATAGGCATAAACGCGCAGTTGTATATCCTATTAGGAGCTACCTCAATTGGCTTACCGCCAAATTGCATAGATCTCATTGATGGTAATACCTTTTTATCATACACCATTTTATATGTTGAATTAATCTCATCTGCAAGTGCAGGGTAAGATTTAATATGCATATTCTTATTTCGAGTAACTAACTCTTCCCATGTCTCTCTTCTATTAACCTCTGGTAGATATTTTGCGTACTTCATGTAGACAGTTATATCTGATAAAATTTTATTTGATATTTCCATTTGTTATCCTTTATTATTTGAGTGAAGCGGTGTAGTAATAACTATCATTATATATGTATATTACTGTAAATTTGCGAAAGGGTCTTTCGACTTCTCTTCAGGATTTTGTACTTCTCTGTACTTGGTCGCTAACCTCTTCCTCATAGCTTCCGATCCTTTATTCATCTCTCCTTGAGCAACCTTACCTTGTACAGATGTCTCTTCATATATATTTATCTGCCCGTTTGACATATTCATCTTACTAGGAAAGGTAATTCCATCTGGCCCAAATCTATTTTTTATAACATGCCACCTCCCTGTGCCAGCTATCTTATCCTCAATCTTTCTCGATAACGATAATACGAAATCTGCAGTCATTATTTTTGAATATGATTCTGCAATCTTTTCAGCTCCAATCACATCATCTTCGAGAGCAGATCTATTTGCTTGCGATGCTGTCCATACAGGTACATCATACTCACCAGCTAAACCTCTCAAGTCTTCATATATATTACCTAACTCATGCCTGATTTCTTTACCATTACCGCGCAATAGGTCAGCATAATCCACAACAATTAAATCAGGCTTTTTGTCCATCATTATACATCTATCTAAGTGAGCTCTTAATGTATTTACAGTTGCAGTCTTTGTTGGATAATATTTAATTACCAACTCACCGTCGAGTACTTCAAGCTTTTCTTTAATATCATCTTGGTAATATTTTAAGTTTTGAGCTGCTATACCTGTGAACACAGCATCGTAGCGAAGGCCAACATATGCTGCATTTAGCTCTAGTGTATATTGAACAACTGTCTTTCCAGCTTTCACAGCATTAGCAGCTACATTTACAAGTGCCCAAGACTTACCAATACCTGCAGGAGCAACCATTACACCTAACTCACCAGGCCCTAATCCACCGTCCATTAAATCATCAATCGCTGACCACCCTGATGATACCGTCTTTCTAGTTGTTTCAGAAAACCTATCATCGATATCTATCATATAATCATGACCTAGATCTCTATCAGACCCTGCTTTCATTGCTTCATCAATTACAAATTTAATACCATCGTAATTACCCTCTTGAAGAAGATTAACAGAGTTCATAATAGCTCCTTTAAGTTTTTGATTCTTACAGAACTTGATAGTCTCATCTTGCACAAATGTCATATCATCAGCATCGAGATTTTTCATAATCTCCTTAAGGGTATCTACTATACTAACCTTGAGCACCTCATTATCTACAGTATCCACCCTTACCTTCATTACCTCTAATGTAGCTGATGATTTATACTCTGTAAAATACTCTATAACTGTTGTAGCTATCCATTTATTAGCCTCGGATTCGAAATAATCTGATTCGAGTATATCCGATACTTGTTGAAGAAATGACTTGTTCTTAAACAGTGCCGCTAAAAGCTTTATTTGAAAGCTGTATCCGTATATTTGAAAAGTATCACTCATGTGTTGTAATATAAGAACTATTCATTTGTTTTGCAACTTTTATTAAAGGTATCAGCATGTGAATCTAACCTCAAAAATCTCTCTTTCATCCAAAATTCTAAATTCCTAAACGCACCAGTTATACCATCTTCAATCATCATGACCTTAAACTTAGTTGTATTCATTCTACCTACAGAATTATATACAGTGTTCATAATTTTATTCTTTGAACTGCCACTAATATCAACATCACTTAGCTGCATAAGTTTATAGTTTAATTCTATAGCTTCTTTGCTTTCTGATATTGTTTGCATTACTTTTATTTTAGAATCTTGACACTGTTCAACAAGCTTATCAATTGTCACCGCTTCTTCACCAAACAGTATAGGTAGCCGCTTTTGTAGTGTTGCAATTCCGGTGCCTCTAATTCCTGGTATATTGTCAGATTTATCACCTGTCAGTGTTCTGTATAGTAGGTAGTTGTGTGCAGGCACTTTATAATCTTCCATTACACCATCTTTGAAATATAATTTCTTTTTAGTAGGAGACCATACTGCTATCCTGTCATCAACCAATTGTATAAAATCCTTATCAGATGACATTATAAAAATCTTACTCTCCGTTAATAGTTGTTTACTGATGTACGCTATAGCATCATCTGCTTCTATATTTTCTGGTGCTAAAATCTGCACTGGTAGTTCATCTAAGTATTGAATTAATCTACCTAATTGCATTTTCATATTTTGATCTTCTGATTTTTTATCACCGAAAGCATTTGTTCTGTTTAGCTTAGTCCTGACCATCCTGTTTGCTTTATAGTCAGGAAATAGTTTTCGTCGTCGCTGACTACCTCCCTTCCCATCAAAGCATATAATAACTCTTGTTGGCTGCAACATCCTTATAGCGTAGCCTATTGACATTAAAAACCCTGTAATACCTCCTACGTGGATTCCATCATCATTTGTGACAGGTGATACTGCAAAGCTTCTGATAAATGTGTTTAGCCCATCTATAATTAATACTTTATCATCAGGTGTTGCTGTTGAAGCTTGACCTTCTGATAGGTTTTCAATCATGTTTAAATAACTTTTTTTCATTGTATCTCTTTTTAAATAAAGGTAGGGACATCAACTGTTAAGTATCCGTCCCTACCAGATTATAAGCTGAGGGTAGGTAGAGTTCTAGTCTCAAGTAATATAGTTCTCCCATTGACATTGGTATCAGCACAATACCTACCACTCATTCAAACCTTTGCAGGACTATAGGACTGCTCCAGTTACTTATAATATTCATCCTTCTGGAATTGGTTCATCACTAATCTCTATATCATCGATTCCAATATTGTCAGTTTTGTATTCCATTATTAATGCATTACAAATCTTAATATACACTTCCTCTTTAATATTAGGATTGCTATCTAGTAACTTTTGCCAGTCTTTCGACAAAAATTTATGAGACTTGCCATCCTCACTCACATATGTATACCATGCACCTCCTGCAGATACTAATTTCTGAGCTTTCATAACCTTTAACCAACCACCATAATCATCAATACCTGAATCGAAGTAAATCTCGAATTCAGATTTGCGTAGTGGTGGTCCCATGCGATTCTTAACTACTTGAGCTTGAGCTTTTATACCTATAGTCTCATCAACGCCGTTAACTTTAGCTTTGATTTGTCCCATTGATTTTAACCTCAATCTACAGCTCGAGTGAAACGCAATAGCCTTGCCACCAGATGTTGTC